GCCCGCCGGTCCGGCAAGTCTCGGTTTGTGGTCCGGTACCTCCGGGCCAGGGCGCTCGTAGCTCAGCTGGATAGAGCATCGGATTTCGATTCCGAGGGTCGGGAGTTCGAATCTCTCCGAGCGCGCCATTCATCATTCTGAAACTTAAGCACTTCTTACGACCTCGCTATTTTCATTCTGAACGGGGTCCACCCCGTCATTCTGAACGCTTGTCGCTATTTCGTTCGCCAGCCGATGCGCATAGCGCTTCCTGGTAGCCGACAGCATCCGCTTTGCGGTGCGCTTAGCATATCCCTCGTAGCTTTGCTGAGTGCGATGCGTAGACAGCGCGCGGCCTTGCCCGTCTGTCAATTCCGCCTCTTCCAGCTCCGTCAATCCGCCGTGCCGGCAGGCGTCCAGGGTGAAGTAAGGCGGAACTCCCCCGATCTTCTTACGCAGCCGCGTCACGACATGGTTAAGCGAGCTGTAACGCCATGGCTTGGCCGTACCGTCCTTCTGCTTGTGCAGGATCATGGGCAGCCCGAGCCTCGGGAGCTTCGCAAGGATCTCCTCCGCGTCCGCGTAAAAGCGCGTCGCGACGCCTTGACCGTCGATCTCCTCCAGTGGGTGAGGGGCGATGGTACCTGTCTTGTGGTGGGCTACCCGGATGATCGACGGCGCCGACGGCGCGCGGTAGTCAGCCCATGTGATGTATCCGGCAACCACGTTCTCGGGGCGCTGTAGCCATTCAAAGCAGATGACGGCAGTAGCAGCGGCCTCGGGATAGCCGGCCTCCAAGGCGCCTTGCGCGAAGGCGTAGACCTCCTCCCGCGTAACGGCGGCTTTCTTATCCTTAGCCCGCTTCTTAAGCGTCACGCCGTCCCATGGATTCGGCACGTCGGCCGGAAACTCCTCGGGATAGAGGCGATGGACAACCCGCCACGCCTTCCGGCAGAGCCCGATCAGCTTTTCGCCCGTGCGCAGCCGTTGCTTGCCAGCCGCTAGCTTCTTTCCCTTCGCGGTGATGAATTTATCATAGAGCTTGTCCGCAGCTCGCGGGCTGATCGTCTTGACGAGGCGTCCGCCGACACGATCGCCCGATTTGGTGACGACGTTGCAAATCTCGTCCATCGCCCATTCGTAATCTGAGCGCGACCGCTCCGCGACCTTCTCCAGGTAAGCTTTGCTGATCTTGTATTCGCGAAACAGCCAATCGACCGTTCCATATTTCGGCGCCGATATGCCGCTTACCGGCAGGCCCTTTCGCGCTTGGTCCCATTCGTCAAATTGCTCATTGAGCACCTTGGCGCGGCCCTGCATCAGGGCGTAGTCGGTGCCCAGCGGCTCGTTCGATATCGGGCATTTGAGCGCGCGATATTTCGTCGGCACATTGTAGTAATACGCAGTCGCCCCGCTGGCGAGGCGCTTGGGAATAACGTGCCGCGGCAGCTCCACGTTCACAGATCCTCTGCGAGATCGCCTTGCGCGACGCTCGGGGCTATTGCCCTGTCCAGATCGTCCCTCAACCATAGCCGTCTACGCCCTTCCGCCACTCGCGGCTGAGGATACTCTTTGCCAACCCGCTTTAGGAAGTCCTCCGCGGTCCGCTCGCCGCAGTAGCCGGCCGCGAGCTCGGCAGCCATTCGCCTCGGCCAAGCCCCCGCCGGGATTGCTGACGGCTTGCTCATGCCGGCGCCCTATTGCGCGGTTGACGGGGCGGCGCCGTCGCCGTGCAGCGCCGACAACGCCATGGCCTGTTCAAGATTCTCGCAGGGTATCGCCGTTACCTTGTAAGGGGTCGGATCCCCGGTGAAGGATCGCCGCACAAGATCGGTCCCCTTGACGATCCGGAGACCGACTCCGTTCTGGCTCCTGCGGTCCTGCCAGATGCAGACTGCAACATCATGGCTCCGCATCAGTTGCAGAACCGGCGCCAAACTGCCGTCCATCAGGGCTCTGTTGGCGTTCGCAAGCGCGACGAGCTGTTCCAACTTGCCGACCTCGACGGAAATGTTTTCCTTCATTGCTCGCCCCTGTAGTGCGCGTAATATGCCTTTTTCAGATCTTCGATCATGTTGCACGCGTGGAAGACCGCGAAGACCAGTTCGTCCGGATATTGTCCGTTGTCGGACTCGGACATCATCGTCGCGGCGATCTTCGCCATATTGGCGCAGTCGCAAACCTTGTCCTCGATCGCTTGGAATGCCGAGGCAAAGGCTTGGGTGTGCGAGCGCACTATTGCGGCGCCGGTCTCGGTGTTCGGCAGTTGAAGCATTTCAGATCCTCTCACGCCCCGCAGGCGATGGCCGACCAAACAAAGATGGTGAACAGAAAGCAGGAGAGGGCGGCGAACGCCGCCAGCTCCTCAAACAGAGCGCGCAACACGGCGGGCCTCCGCGGCCTGTTCGGCCTGTGCAGCGAGATAGCCCGCGACCTCGCCAGCAAAGATCCTCATGAATAGAGCCTCGGCCGGCTCGAGTTCTTCGCCGCTGCGGAAACCGTAGAGCGCTTGCGCGACGGCGGCCTTGGCCGCGAGCTCGCCCGCACTCAGCGGCGCCGCGCCCGTGACCATGTGGGGGCTCAGGCCGACAAGCTTCGGTAGGATGCGGGTTGCTCTCGGAAGATGATTGCCCCGATTGGCGTGGATTTGCTCGTCGGTCGGGTCGACCTCGAAGCCCACGTCCATTGCAGCAAGTAGCTGGCAATACTTGACGCACAAGGCGATCGTCTTTGCTTCCCGATCGTTTGGGACCGGCTTCGGCATTGCCGGCGGCGGGTTCATGCGGCGCGCGGCAAGTTGAATAACGGGAGGGTTGCTCATGCTGCGACCCTCAGCCAGTCCAGCGTCCAGCCGTAGAGCGTCCCCCAAAGGGGTTCGACCGTCTCGGTGAACCGCGTCAGAAGATCTGACTCCATGTTGCCGATCTCGCCTGCCTCGGCCTTCGTCAGGTGGGAATGGTCGTAGCTGAGCACGCCGCCGACGACGCCGAGCTCGACGGCAAGAATGCCAATCTGCCGCTGTTGCGCGGGGGTGAGGCGATCCCAAGCCTCGACCGGGTTGAAGGACTTGACCTCCTGGAACGTCGGCAGGCGATCGTCAGGGGCCGCGTGGGCGCTGGCGTTCATCATCGCGCGGGCGCTCCCGTCTTGTCGAAAATGGTCGCGTGCGGATCGTGGAATATTGTCGACCGCGAGAGGCCCTTGTAAATTTCGCCGCTCTCAACCACGGAAACGAAATCGGCGGCGGTCTTCTTGTTGTCGTGCTTGATCGCGCTGGCAGCGACAGCAACGCCGCCGAGCAGGCCCTGGAGTATGCCGCCGATCTCCATAAGGAAGCCGAGCGCGATGTCATCAACTCCTCGCCAGTCGGGGGTCTTGCTCTCCGCTCGACGGCCAGCCAGCGCCATATGGGAAACGATCATTCCCAGGTCGGAAGCTCCGGCGTTGAACATCAGGAGCGGCAGGAAGGCTCGCGCATACTCTGCGCCGGTCTTGAGGTCGGCTGAGTAATGGCCGGTCGGCTGCACGTTCCAGTAAGTCTGTGGCGAGCTCCGGGTTCTCTTGGCGAAGAACGGGAGCGCGTCCCTGATCTGGACGGCTTCGGAAACTGGTTTCTTTGCGTTGCGCGTGCGCTTGCTCGGGCGGGCGCGCTTGCGCTTGGCGGCGGGCGCCGTCGTCAGGACGGCAAAATTTGTCGGAGGCGAAATGCTGGCAGAGGCTCGCATGGAAAGGTCTCCCCGTTGGTGACAGGGAGCAACTTAGCGCATTCGCTAAGTGACTGCAATAAGAATTTAGCGAAGCCGCTAAGTCTTCTCGATCGTTTTTAGCAGCGCCTCGGGTAGTTGCGGCCGATACAGAGCCCTATCGATGACGTGGAGGGACTTCAAGGTCGCGTCCGTGATGGGCGGGCGGCCAAGGCGGTTCAACGAGACCTTTCGGGGCCCGGAACCTCGGCTCAGATAGCCGATAAAGTTGTGCTCGGGATCCTCCTGGGATTGCAGGAGACATAGGCGGCCATAGCAGTGGTCCAGCTCGTTCTCGTCCTCGTCGTCGATCGTCACCATGCGGACCAGGTCGCCCGGCGAGAAGGCCGGATAAAGGGTGTCATCCCGGATGAGCAGCCAAGACGCGGTTACGACGTTGGCAAAGCCAAGCTTGGCGTCGACAGAGACGGCGGATTCCGCAAACTTCACAAGTCCGTGATTTTCCAGCCAACCCTCGACGAATACCGGCGTAGCCGGCTCGACGACGACGAGCGAGTGGGAATCGACCTTAAGCGCGGTCGCGATCCGGTCGAGCCATTCGTGGGTGAGGTGGGCCTTGCCTCGCTCAAGGTTGGAAATTGTCACGCTATGGGCGCCGATGAGGTCGGCAAGCTCCTGCTGCGACAAGTTCCGGCTCTTGCGAACCTGAGCGATGCGGTTGCTGGGGAATGACATTTTAGTGAGCTTACTAAATTTTCTGCTGTTTGGAACAGCGAACTGGGCGACCGCCCCTTGAATTTTCTTAGCGTGGTCGCTAAGTTCAAGGCTATGAAACTCCGGACCACTCCGCGCAATTGGCGACTTGAGGGAAAGCTTACTCTGGCGGCAGCCGCGGGGCTGGCCGGCGTCGGAGGCAAGAACCCTGCTCGCACATGGCAGCGGTGGGAGACCGGCGAGCTCGAGCCTCCCGTTCAAGCAATGACTGCGATCGAACGGGAGAGCAAGGGGGCTGTGTCGCTCGCGTCATGGCAGGCCGTTCGGTCGGCCTACCTGCGTCGGCAGTCTAGTGAACCGAATATCCCTTCACCCGGTAGTAGAGCGGACCATGATGCTTCGTCATCACTGCGTCCCACTCCCGAAAAAGTTGAATCGCGCGCGTGCGTTGCTCATTCGGTCGGAGGGCGCGGATAGTGAGTTTCGGGGCCTGCATCACCGGTCTCTCTTTTCTTATCGCAAGGCCGGCCAACGGAACGGGGACTCCGCTGGCCGGCCTGCCTGCCGCCGCGCTGGGGTGGCGCCGGCCGCATTCCTGTTCATCGAATATCTGCCGCAGCTTCCCGCTCCGTCGCCAAACATTGCGGGGAGGCTGCCTCGACGCGTCATCAGTGACGCCTCTTGCTCCAGCACAGAGGAGCACAAGCGATGTCGGAAAAATTCGAAAAGCAGTCGGAAGTCATGACCAGTGAAGTAGCGTTGCGAGAAGCGTCTAACCTGTTGCGGGAGCTGGCCGGGAAAGGTCAGCCGGGCGAAAGCGTCAAAACTGTTCTGCACCGTCTCAGCCGGAAGCTGAGCGGTTGGAATCCGTCAAGGATCAAGGACGTTTGGTACGCCGACAATCGGGTTTGTATTCGGGGGGTGGAGTTGCAGCAGTTGCGGGCCCTTGCACGGCCTGTCGTCGAAACCGTGAGGGACAATGATCTGGACGAACTCCGAAACCGAATTGCCAGACTCGAGCGCATCCTGGAGACAACGGACCCGGCGTTTCATCGCGAAACGATTGCTGCGTATCGGGATCTCGGGCGCGAAATGGGCTGAAGCTCTGGCGCTCTGGATCGATCCGACCCTGGCGCCGTCCTCGGAAACGAAAAATGGAAAATGATCCCCGTCTAGCAGAGCTGGCGGGGACGAATGATCGTATGTCTCAAATTGACAGGCGGTTCTTCGAGCGTTTTCCGCATCGGCGGCACCGTATCCGCATCGGACATCCCGCAGAAGTCGAGGCGGGAAGGATAGCCTACTCTGCCGAACGACAACAAATTCCGCAAGGGTTTTGTCATTACGTAGTCGTGAAGTCTTTCGCGCCCGATATTCGCTTGCGCGCGTCGACGCTCGGCCCTCTCGGAATCGATACAGACGCCGATGAAGTAACGGCGCGATCGATCTTCCAGCGGCTTCTTGAGGAAAACCCCAAGCTGGCAAAGATCGATGCCGGCTTCCGGGAAATGATGCAGCAGCAGAACACCAAGGGGGCGGGCAAGTGACTGCACTCAATCCAAGGGCTATTGCCAAGATGATGGGCGGCGACGTGATCGGCCGCAACAGCGTCAACGTTCCCGGTCCCGGCCATAGCAAGACTGATCGTTCTTTGACAATCACGATCAGCCCGCGGGCACCTGGCGGCTTCGTCGTTTACAGTCACGCCAGCGACGACCCGATGGAATGCCGCGACTACGTCCGGCACGCGCTCGGGCTCGGATCGTGGAAGCAGGAAGGCAAGTATACTGCGCCTTTTGTGGTGGCTGTCGGCGGCAGCGACGACGACCAGGAGCGGCGCAAGGCGTTTGCCCTGAAGATCTGGAGCCAGTCCGTCAATCCCATCGGGACGATCGTTGAACGATACCTGAGAGATGAGCGGGGCCTTAGCCTGCCGATCGAGATTGCCGGCAGCGTTGTTCGTTTTCATGGGCGGCTGCGATACGGCGACCAATCGCTTAACGGCATGGTCTGCCTGATGCGCAACATCATCACGGACGAGCCGGTCGGCATTCATCGTACCTTCCTCGACGGCGAGGGGAAGAAGGTTGACAGGAGAATGCTCGGCATCGCCAAGGGCGCCGCAATCAAGGTCGACGGCAACGACGCTGTCACGGGCCCGCTGACGATCGGTGAAGGCTTCGAGACTGTGCTGGCGGCGCGTCACGCGGGCATGGGCCCGGTTTGGGCCCTGGGATCGGCCGGCGCGATGCAGGCTTTCCCGCTGATTGAACGCGTGACCGAATTGACGTTGCTCCAGGAGCGCGACCCGACCAGCCGGCGCGCGGTCCGGCATTGCACCAAGCGATATTTGGGCGGGCGGAAGCCGGTCAACGTCGTCACGCCGCATCGCGGCCTGAATGACTTCAACGACGTTTGGCTGGAGGCCCAGCGGTGAGCAAGGTCAATCAGCATTTCGAGTTTAAGCAGTTCGTCCCTCCAGAGGGGACCGGGCTGCGCAATGAGGGGGTGACGGAAGATTCCGCCGCCGTCGAATTTGTCTCGCTTCACGGCGAGAACGTCCGCTATTGCCACGATAGCGGCGCGTGGTTCATCTGGGGCGGCAACACCTGGGAGCGGGACCGGACCGGACTTGTATATCAGTGGGCTAGGGAGCTCGCGCGCCAACTCTCTGAGGACATGGCGCTTACTGAAAAATACAAGATCGCCAAGACGACCTTTGCCAACGGTGTCGAGCGGTTCGCCAAGGTGGATCCTGCCGTCGCGGTCAATATCGACTGTTGGGACCATGACCCCATGCTCCTCGGGACTCCGGGCGGGACTGTCGATCTCAAGACGGGGGTTTTGCGTGCGAGCAACCGTAAGGACGGAATTACGAGGTCGACGGCGGTAACGCCTAGCGATCGGGATTGTCCTCAGTGGCTGCAATTCCTCGACGACGCCACGGGCGGCGACCAGGAGCTGATCCGGTTTCTTCAGCAGTGGTGTGGCTACGGCCTGACCGGGCTGACGCGCGAACATGCCCTTGTGTTCGTCTATGGCCCAGGCGGCAACGGCAAGTCCGTATTTATCAATACCGTTATGGCGATCCTGAAGCATTACGCCGCGGTCGCGCCCATGGATACGTTCACGGCCTCGAAGGGCGACAAGCATCCTACGGATATGGCGATGTTGCGCGGCGCTCGTCTTGTCACGGCGTCGGAAACTGAGGAGGGGCGCTCGTGGGCGGAAAGCCGCATCAAGCAGATGACGGGCGGCGATCCCGTATCGGCCCGGTTCATGCGGCAAGACTTCTTCACCTACGTCCCGCAATTCAAACTGACGATTGTCGGCAATCATAAGCCGATCCTGCGCAACATCGACGAGGCGGCTCGGCGCCGGTTTCTGATTGTCCCTTTCGAGAAGAAGCCGACCAAGCCCGATCGTCAGCTAGAGCAAAAGCTGATGTGTGAGGCTTCGGCCATCCTGCAATGGATGGTGCGTGGCTGTCTCGATTGGCAAGAGCACGGCTTGGTTAAGCCGGCGAGCGTCCTTGCGGCAACGCAAGAGTATTTCAGTGACCAAGACCTGTTCGCCCATTGGCTCCAGGAAGATTGCGAGTGCGATCCGGGCAATAACGATCTGTCGGACACTAGCAGCAGCCTGTTCAAATCGTGGAAGGACTTCGCGGTCAGCGCCGGCAACACGCCCGGCACTCAACAATCCTTCAAGGATCAGATGGTTCGGCACGGCTTCAGATTTTATCGAAGCATGAAAGCTCGGGAGTTTTTCGGCGTTCGTTTGAAACCTGCACCCATGGGATTCCAGGGGCGAGATTGAGACTATGACAGGCATGACGACCATGACGGGGTTTTCTATAAAAGGGTGTATCGCGCGCGCACATGAGACGCCTATGGGTGAAAGTGCGTCATGCTCGTCATGCTTGTCATGGCGCCTCACGGGGGCCAGCCAATGAGACAGGCCCGCCCGACCCCAGCCGAAAGCAAAAAAGGATTCTACTGGCGCGGCTACGGAATGGCCGTGCTCCAGATCGACGAGGAGGGTTTGCCCTGGGAACTGCGTGAGTTGCTTATCCAGTTGATGACGAAACGGCACGGCAAATATCGCAACATCAAGGGACCGCATGACCACGAATCCGACGACGGAAAACAGCAACGAAATCAAGCCGGAAGCAGCGCAGAAACAGTCGCCTGAAAAGCGCGGCGGCTTCCCTGTGCTGGTCAACCCTGCCCAAGGGCATTCCGACGATAATTTCCAATGGACAGTCAACAACGAGGACGTGCTTTTGCCTGAGCAGCGAACGACGGCAATTTACCTGAACCGGTGGGGACAGGCGGTGATCCGGCAGGAGCGGGGCTGGGACGAGGAGTCCGATCCGTTCATGACGATTGACCATGCCCACTTGCCGGTGGTGATCCAGCGCCTGCAAGAAATCGCCGCGGCGCCGTTGAACCGGGAGGAGCCTGAACCTGGCGAGGCAACAGGAGGGCTGCGCTAATGGAGGGCGGCGACTATCCGGACAATCCCGGCTTCAAGGCGTCAGGCACGTCCCAGGAGGCTGCCCAGGCGATTGCCGGCCATGCCAAGAAACTACGAGCTCGTGTCCTCGGTGAGATCGCGTCGACGCCTGCTGGCTTGTCTGCTGACGAGGTGGCCGGCCGGCTAAAGGCGTCCATCCTGAGCGTTCGGCCGCGGGTGTCGGAGCTGCATCGGGCCGGCGAGATCCGTAGAAGCGAGGAGCGGGTAAAGAACGCCTCGGGCATGGCTGCGGCCGTGTGGGTGGTGGCGCCGCCGTTGCAGCCTGCTGACGGCGAGGTGACGCCATGACCCATCGCCAGATCGAGGCCATCCCCATTAACGGCTTTGAGCCGGGTGGAGCGGCGGACGGCAAGCCGATATTCGAGTGGATGAATCCGGCTGACCTCCTGGTGGACAGTGACTATCAGCGGGACCTGAGCGAGCGCAGCCTAAAGCTGATCCGGCGCATCGTGTCCAATTGGGATTGGAAGCGGTTCAAGCCTCCCGTTGCGGTCTGGACCGATGTCGGCTTTGAGGTGATTGACGGGCAATGCACGGCAATTGCGGCGGCGACCCATCCCGACATTGTCGAGATACCCGTGATGATGGTCGAGGCCGCGGAGAAGCAGGAGCGCGCGGCTGCATTCATCGGCCACAACCGGGACCGGATCGCGGTGACGCCTGCCCAGCTTCACGTTGCGGCCGTGACTGCGGGCATTGAGGAAGCAAAGGCGGTCGATCGAGTGGCGAGGGCTGCCGGCGTGACGCTGCTGCGCCATCAGGCGGCGGCGGGGCATTACAAGCCCGGTCAGACTATGGCTATCGGCGCGGTTGACTGGATGGTGAAGCAGCGCGGCGAAGAGGGCGCGGCCAAGGTGCTGCACGTCCTGGCCTGCTCCGGCTTGGCGCCGATTACGTCGGTGCAGATGAAGGCGGCGGACTTGCTGCTGAACGATCCCGAATATGCAGGCCAGATGACCAATGAGACGCTGTTGAACGTGATCCGTGCCATGGGGCCGAAGGGACAAGCGGAGGCGGCGATTTTCCGCGCTGCTCATCCGACCGTTCCGCTGTGGAAGGCGCTCGGCATCACCTGGTTTCAGAACCGGCGCAAGGTGCGCAAGCTCGAGGCCGTGCAGACCGTCGACGCTCAAAGGAAACCTTCCGAAGCGGAAGAACACCCGGCCTCGGCCGTGCCTGCTGCTGAACCGGCATTCGTGCCTGATCGGATCCTGATCAAGGCAGCGGACAAGGCGGCAATGGTTGCGGGTGGTGGCGAATGAGCGACCCTCAAGCGAAGCTAATGCACGCCTTGCTTAAGGCGGCGGTGAAGCGCTCGATTATCGTCATGGATGCGATGGGCGATGGCGAAATGCGGTTTCAGAACGTGAGCCAAGTCTGGAATCGTGCCGTCGACGACGCGGCGCTGGCCTATGGCTGGTCGGATACGCGCGTCCGGTTCGTCCCGACAGCGCGGGAGATTGCCCAGGCTGACCAGGTGGCGGAATGGCTGGCGTGGCTCGGCGCCAATCACGGGCGCGACCACGTCAAGCGTCTAACGTCGTGGGCGCATGACGATCCTATCTGGCGGATTGCAGAACGGGAGCGCTGCTCGGAGCGGACTATCCACAATCGGATTGACCGGTCTATCGCGCTGATCCTGGAGCAGTTTGGCGGCCTGGCGGTCGATCTGCCGTCGACGGATGAAAGCAAAGTGCCGGCACATCCCTCAAGCTTTTGTCCGCCGATCGCGCCGCAGTTGGATGAAGGGCGACCGATCGAGCAACACGCCAAGGTGTGGTTGCACGGCAAGGGCTACATGAAAGCCGGCAAGCGGCTGAACAACGGACAGGATAGATTTTTGCATGGCAATTGATCTCGATGCATACACTCCGAAGATGAAGGCGGCCCTGAAGAAGGGCGGTTATGCGTGTGTGTTCATTGCCTCCGTCGACGGCGGCCAGCCCTGCCGGGTTGGATACGCTACCGACCTCGGCGGTGCTGTGCAGCGGCTGCGGCGGACGTCGCCTGTGGCGCTCAGTGTCGAGGATGTGATGTGGGTGCCGGATCGCGGCATTGCGACCATGATTGCCCAGGCGGTCGCTGCGGCCGTGTATCCGCACAAGACAACTGGAGGCTGGGTCGATCTGCCGGCCGATAAAGTCGCGGGGGAAGTCCACCTGACGACGTTCCGGCTTTACCCGAATGCGTCGACGTTGCCGCATAATCAGCTAATCGCGAAGTGGTCCAGGAGCTGAGTTGAAGATGGCACAGGCCCATTTTGTCGACTGCCAAGACTGCGGGCGGCCGTTCGATATCGGTGGCGGCTATATCCTGATGCACGTTTGCCCGGATTGTTTAGCCAAGCCTGCGCGTCCGCCGGCATACGTCGAAAGAAACGGTTTGCTGGTGCCAAATCCAGACGCTGTCGATGGGTGATTTGCCGCGACGCAAGGCCAAACTGCCGTGGTTCCCCGGATAATCTTTTTTGGAGGATACGTCCGGGGAAATTGGGGAAGGCCTTACGTAGATTCGGCACCCGGTGGTATTGTCTGATTTGTCGCTTGGTTCGGCGCCTGTGTCTTGGTCTCATAACTTCGGGGGTGTCCCTCGATCCCTTGAATCCGGGGCCCTTCCGCGCCACCTTGCGCGACCTTGGCGGCTTTGATGAAATCAAATCAGAGTCGTCTCGGCTTAACGGTGCCCAACGTCCGCGGCTTGCGAAACAGCAAGGGGAGGCGCGGACAATTTGAAGGGCGCATTGCGTCTTAAGAGCAGTCGCTAGAGCTGCCTTGGGACTTCACCAAGGAGCAGACTGGGAATGAAACACGTTGCCTCCCCGTTGATTGCGATGCCCGTTTCCTCGATCGAGGCATTGAACAAGGCGTTAGCTGATTTGCCGGCCGTCGTGCCGTTGCAGCGCGCCAAAAGCATTTCCCGACTTCTGGAATCCGCGAACGAGGCGGTATGCTTGGCGCTGCCGTCGACCGAGTGTGGCCCGGCACATTCGGTCGACGAGGTCCGGGCGGCTCGAATTGGTCGCGCTCATCGTGGGCTGGTGTGCGCTTGCCGGCATCGATGGCCGCGAGCCACGACGGCGGCGGCCTGACCAAGCCGGCAAATCAGGGTGCGACAATCTATCCACAATATACCCCTGGGGGGTAGTTGACATGCAGCCGCGTTGCCGCTATTGAGGGTCAATCCATGTTGAATGACGAATTGCGCCTTGGGCCTTCCGCCTGAGGCGTTTTTCGTTTCCGGCCCCAAAATCGGAGCGGCAGCCATGCTCTATCCTGATCCGAGGATGGGGTATGCGAGCCGCAAGCCCCAATCGACAGCGAAGCCGGCGCCGGCCGTCCGCAAGTTCGGGCGTGGCATTGCGTATAGCGATGCGGCTTATTCGGACTACATCGCGAAGGTTCGGGCTGACGACACGGCCAAGAGTCTGGCGGAAGCTGAAAAGCTTTGTTGGCCTGGCCTGCCCAGCTTTCATTCGGTGCTGAGGCGCCGCGGCGAGGATCTGCGGGCTGCTCTCAAAGAGCGCGGGATTACTGGCGGCGTGAGGCTTAGCCGGCGGGTCTACACGGACGAGACGTATGCTCGGGCGGTTGATCTGATCTCGAAGATGAGCTTTGCGCAATATGCGAAGGTTCGGGAGTGCGAGGATCTTCCGAGCCAGCAAGCGATCCACAAGCGAGCTGAACGGGACGCCGCATTTGCAACCAAGCTCTACGCTTCCCGGCCAAAGGTCGAGAGGCCAACCTATCGCTACAGTGAGGAGGCTTACGAGGCGGCAATCGCCAAGATAGGCGAATCCGGATGGGACGCTTATGTCGAGCAGTGCGAGCCCGGCAAGTCTCCGAGCCTTAACGCGATCTACAAGCGAGCTCGCAAGCAGCCGGAGTTCAAGGCGCGGCTGCGCGGCAAGACGCGGGACCGCTTCCGGTTGAAGCGGGAGCTGCGGGCGCTAACCCGAGCTCGTGGGAAGGCTGATCCAGTCGAGCGTCCGGACGGTCAGCTAGGGTTTCTGCTGCTCCAGCATGACGCCTATCGGGTCGCGGACGGGTTTGTCCCTCGCCACTTCGATCGGGCGGACCGTGACGACATCAAGTCGGATATTGTTGCGGCTGTGCTTTCTGGTGAGTTTTCGGTTGATGAAATCGGGGAGAACGCCGGGTGGTTCATATCCGAGCATTCCCGCAACGGCATTTTCACGTCGGGAAAGATTGGTTCGCTTGACGAACCATTCTTTGAGGACGGCAGCGGCGCGCTTATCGATCGCCTGTCGATAGATACGGCCTCTCACTATTGAGGGATGAATGCTTAGGACGGGCGACATAGTCCGCCGCTATGCGGACGGGCCCCTGATGAAGATCGGGGAGATAACGGGCGATGAGGCTTTCTGCGTGTGGTTCGACGCGCGCGGCGTCATTCATTCCCGCGACTTTTTCCTGAGTGGGTTGAGCCCGCTCAACCTGGCGGCGGCAACTCGGAGCTGTTGGCCGGAGACGACGGACATTCCGGAGGAGCTGGCGGCGCAACTCGACGCTGACGCGGCAAGAAAGCGCCGGGAGAAGTCCAGGAAGCCGAAACAGAGCAACAAGATCCGCAGGCGATCGGGCTGCTCGAGCAATCAAAGGGCGAGTTGATGGACCAGTTTACGATCACGGAAACTTATAGCCCTGGTGACGTTTTCTATGCGTGCCCGTTGAACAACGAATACCTGAAGGCAAAGAAACAGGCGGGCGCTGACGTGCAATACGTGGGCTCGACCTCGGACGGCATCAACGACGACGGCAGCTTTACCCATCATAGCACATGGATGGTGAAACAGGGGTGATGGTCCTCGGCAACTGACTAGGAATTGCAATGCCTTCGAGTGATGACGATGCTTGGCATTTGGACAAAAAGGTCCCGATATCTCTGATTGCGGCCATCATCGCGCAAACGATGGGTTTTGCATGGTGGGGCGCGACACAAGCCGAAAAGGTGACTGTCCTCAAGGAGAGGATGGACGCGATTGCGCCAAACTCGGACCGACTAACAAGGGTTGAGGTCAAGGTGGACGGGATCCAGCAATCCGTCGCCAGAATCGAGGGACTTGTCAGGTCCCAAAAGTGAGAGCCGGCTGACCGGCGAAAACTGTCCAATCAAACAGATAGTTTCAGAACAATGACTTTCCAGCCGGGCAACAATGCCAATCCGGGCGGTCGCCCGAAAGACAAGCGTTTCGCGGAAGCTCTGAGGCTCGCGATCATGCGCGAGGTCGACGAGACCGACGAGGCCGGCAAACCGACCGGTGGCAAGACCACGAAATTACGCCAGATCGCGGATAAGCTGGTCGCGGAAGCTCTTAAGGGTGAGAGCTGGGCAATCCAGCAGATTGGCGATCGGATCGACGGCAAGCCGGCGCAAGCCCTTGTTGGCGAGGAGGACGGTCCGCTTACGGTGATCGTGCGCAAATTCTCGGATGGCTGAAATCATCCTCCCGAATAATTGGGAGCCGCGTGACTATCAGCAACCGGTTTGGAACGCGCTCGAAGCCGGTATCAGGCGGGCAATCTGCATTTGGCATCGCCGCGCTGGTAAGGATGACGTCTGCCTGCATTGGGCGGCGATCAGTGCGATGGAGCGGCCGGCGACTTACTGGCACATGTTGCCGGAGTATGCGCAAGGCCGGAAGGCGATTTGGGCGGCAGTCAATCCGCACACCGGGCGGCGCCGGATCGACGAGGCGTTCCCGAAAGAGTTGCGGGCGACCACGAATGAGCAGGAGATGTTCATTCGGTTCAAGAACGGCGCGACCTGGCAGGTTGTCGGCTCGGACCGGTATGACTCCGCGGTCGGATCGCCGCCGGCTGGTGTGACGTTCTCGGAATGGGCGCTGGCTAACCCGGCGGCCTATGCGTACCTGGCGCCGATCCTGCTCGAGAACAACGGGTGGGCGCTGTTCATTACGACCTCTCGCGGTCGAAACCACGCCAAGTCCATGCTGGATATGGCGAGGGCTGAGCCTGACACATGGTTTTCTCAGGTTCTCTCGGTCGACGACACAAAGGCAATTTCGCGGGAAGCTGTCGAGCAACAGCGCAAGGAATATCACGGCATCTATGGCGAGGAGGACGGCGACGCCCTCATTGAGCAAGAATATTGTTGCTCGTTTGATGCTGCGGTGCTCGGTTCGTATTACGGCAAAGAGCTGTCAAAGGCGGAATTGGACGGTCGTATCTGCCGGGTTGATTATGATCCTGAGCGTCCGGTTCATGTTAGCTGGGACCTGGGTGTCTCCGACAATATGTCGCTCTGGTTCTTCCAGGTCGTCCCTGACGGCATAAACGTAATCGACCACTATTCGGCCAACGGTTACGCGATCGGCCATTACGTCGATATCAAGAAACAGAAGGCTTACACCTACGGGGACGATTGGGTCCCGCATGACGCTAAGGTGCGGGATCTCTCGGACCTGGGCGACGAGCGCAAGCTGGCTCGCCAGCGCCTGACGGTCATGATCGACCTGGGGCTTAAGCCAAAGCTTGTCCCGATGCACCGCGTCCATGACGGCATCAACGCTGTCCGGGTGACGCTGCCGAAATGCCGGTTTGACAAGGAAAAGACGGCAAAGGGCCTGCTGTCGCTGCGTGAATATCGGAAAGAATACGACGAGAAAAAGCGGGTTTTCAAAACCACGCCTTTGCACAATTGGGCATCTCACGACGCCGACTCGTTCCGCATTCTATCCATGGCCTGGAGGGGCGAGATCGTTCCGCCGGCTGAGAAGACCCAGGCAGAGATTGAAGCCGCGAAACAGTCGGTCAAAGCGATCGGCAATTACACCATCGACGAGCTGTGGAAGCAGACCAAGCCACGGCGGGAGCGGGTATGAACGATTACATTTTTTGCGATAGCGCGTTTTACGATCTGTTCCGTCAGTCCCTTGGCCGGACGATCTGGGAACGTGAGTTCGCGCGGGCCCGTCGTCGGCTCGCTCGTTTGAAAGCCTCCCGCTGATGAGCGACGACAAGGACGACGGCGACCGAAAGCCGGACGACAAGGTCCGCAAGTGGTTGAAGGTGATTGACGCCTACGACAAGGAATTTCAACCGTGGCATAAGCGCTGCGAAAAGATCATCAAGATTTACACGGAAAAGCGGAAGGTTGAGGGCTCCGAGGTTCGCCGCTTCTCCATGCTGTGGTCGAATATCTCGGTGCTTCAGCCCGCGGTCTATGCGCGCTTGCCTGAGCCGAACGTTGCGCGCCGCTTCAAGGACGATGACCCGATTGCGCGGGTTGCCAGCGAAATTATGGAGCGCTGCGTTCGAAACTCGTTTGACACAAACGATTTTGACGCGGTGATGAAAGCGGTCCGCGATGATTACCTGCTGGTCGGCCGCGGCACGTCCTGGGTTCGTTATGAGAGCTATCTGAAGCCGCTTGTCGACGGCGAGGGGAAGCCTCTGAACAAGCAGGGCCAGCCGCTCGACGAGGAGGTGGAGGACGAGGCCGGCGAGGAAATCGACAGCGAGTGTGTCGAACGCGACTATGTGAATTGGCGCGACTTCGGGCACGCTATCGCGCGGACGTGGCGGGAAGTCCCGACCGTCTGGCGCAAGGTCTATATGGACCGTGAAAGCGGTATCAAGCGTTTCGGTGAGAAGTTCAAGACGGTCAGCCTCGACCACAAGGCCAGCGACGACAGTGAGGGCAAGGGAACGGAGACCGGCGAAGAGGCAAAGGCGACGGTTTACGAAATTTGGGACAAGCCGTCCAAAAAGGTCATTTTTCTGGCGCGGGGCTCCAGGGAGCTCCTGGAGGAAAACGACCCGTATTTGAATTTCCGTGACTTCTTCCCGTGTCCTAAACCGGTCTATGGCACGCTGCAAACCTCGAGCCTGATCCCGGTCCCGGATTATGTGTTCTATCAGGACCAGGTCGAGGAAATCGACGACTTGACGGCGCGCATTGGAGCGCTGACCGACCAGCTTAAGATTGTCGGCCTTTATGCGGCGACGGCGACGGATGGCAGCGAGGCAATTCAGGAAATCGCGCTGGCCGGCGTCGAAAACAAGATGATCCCCGTCCCTAACTGGAATCAGTTCAAGGAAGGCGGCGGCATCGGCGGCATGGTGGAGTGGTGGCCGGTCGACCAGGTGATTAAGGTTCTGGAAGGCTGTTTCAAGGCCCGCAAGGCGCTGATTGACGATGTCTATCAGCTTACCGGCATCTCCGACATTATGCGGGGCGAGGGCGACAAGGAAGAGACGGCGACGGCCCAGGGCATCAAGCAGCATTGGGGTTCGGTCCGCATTCGTGAGCGGCAATCCGCCCTTGCTGACTTCGCCCGCGACAATGCCCGGCTGACAGCTGAGATTATCGCGGAAAAGTTCCAGCCTGAGACGTTGCTGGCAATGAGCAATCTCAAGCTGCCGACGCAAAAGCAACTGGATCAGATCGCGCTTCAAGAGCAGATCGCCGCATTGAAGGCTCGCGCCGCTCAAATTCATCCGCCTGCTCCGATGCCGCCTGGCGCGATGCCGCCCGGCTCGATGTCCCCTCAACCCCAAGGGATCCCCGCATGAGTCATTGCGTCGACTGCAAGTGGCACGCGCCGGCTGGCGTGACTGAGGAAGGCATTGCTTTCGGTCATTGTCACCGCTATCCGCCGATCTCTCTGGAGGAGAACAAAAGCACGCTTCCTCCGGTGGCCTCTAGGGTGGCGTGGTGCGGTGAGTACGTGAAGGCGAAGAAGCCCGCAGCTAGGGCCCGCGCCAAGTGATGATGGCTCCCGGTGCTCCGATGCCTGGCCCGCAGCCTGGCGCCGCACCAATGCCCGCGCCGTCCCCTATGCCTGCGCCTCCCGCGCCTCTGCAGCAGACGGGCCCGGCGCCGGTAACGATTGACGCTGTGGTGGCGCTCTTGCGCGATGACCTTATGCGTAGTTTCCGGATCGACGTCGAAGTGGATTCGATGATTTCGGCCGATCAGGCTGCCGACAAGCAACAGCGGACTGAATTTGTTTCCGCGGTCGGTGGCTACTTCGAAAAATTCGGGCCGATGTTGCAGCAAATGCCTCAGATGGCGCCGCTTGTTGGCGGGATGCTGCAATGGGCTGTTCGCGGCTTCAAGGTTGGCGCCGAGCTCGAAGACCTCATTGAAAAGACCATGGCGAATATCTCGGACACGCTATCGCAACCGCGCCCGCCCCAGGCGGATCCGGGCGAACAGGTCAAGCTCGAGGCTGCCAAGACCAAGGCGGCGGCGGAAGCTAATCGCGCTGTCACTGACGCTCATGTGGCCCAGGTTGAAGGCGCTGCGAAGGTTGAGGCGGCCAAAATCAAGGTTGCCGGGCAGGTGCTGGAGCATCACCACGCTATGGCCGATCGTGCGTCCGAAGTGGCGGCGGCTGCTTTGGCTCCTCAGGAGCAACAGCCGGTTTCGCCTCAGATGATTCCGGGCCAGCAATGAGCAACGACGGCGACCGCGAGCAGACCTTGCGAACGTCGACGGGGGTTGCGCTCGACTACAACGGGGATTGGCTCGCGAAGTTTGACGCGAATGCGGTTCCGGGCAGCGATTACAACGGCCGCTTGTTGGCGTTCATTAATTCCCAGCTCGGGACGTCTTACGACGAAATCAACGGCGCTAAATATGCCTACGCGACAGCGCAGAGCATCGATGGCGCCTTGAGTTTTAACGAACTAGGCACCTCTACGATTGTGGGCGGATAAATGGCATTACTAGCAACTGTCTCGGAATATCAGAGCATTTTGCTCATGGTGGGCGGCCAGCCAATCCAGATCGCGCTTGAGCCGCCGCTTGCGGAACAGGTCGTCGACTTCACTGGCGGCGCGGCATCGACCCAAAACCCCTTCAACGATGCGACCAGTATCATTCGCATCAAGGTCAACGCGCCGTGTTCGCTGCAAGTGGCGACGGCGCCAAGCCCGACGACGTCAATGCAGCCGATGGGAACGAGCGACATCGAATTTAAGGGTGTGGCTGTCGGTCAGCGGCTCAAGGTCGGCTTCGTCTCAAACACGAATTACGCATGACCGAACGACTTTGCCGCGCTTGTGGGGAATGGCACGATCTCGGGCAGCCGTGGCCCCGTGCGTGCTTTGACCACTTCAAAGTCAAGACGAGCGCACGTTCCGAATTGCCGCGCCCCATGGTCATTTCTGACAGCCTGGACGGCATCCAGAGCATGGTTTCCGGCGAGCGCTTCGACAGCAAGGCGGAATTGCGCCGGCACTATCGCGCTAACGGCATGATCGAGGTCGGAAACGATACGATCAAGCCTCGTGACAATGACGACATTCCTACGGCCCCGATTGAGGCCGAAGTTGCCCGAGCGTTCGACAAAGTAAGCTAGTCCGGCAGACTTCAACTGTCTGGGCGCAACCCCCAAGAGAGAATGGCGATTGAGAACGAATCCGCTGTAGCGGAAACGGATGACTTTGACTTGGCTGCGGCGCTGTCGGCTGAGTTCGACAAGGCGGAAGCGAATGAAGCGGCGCCGGCCGAGCTCGTCGACGACGGCAAGGCGGCCCGCGACGACAACCGCGACGACAGGGGGCGGTTTGCTCCGAAGGCGGCAAGGGCGGAAGCCGAGCCCGTCAAGGACGCGGTGAAAGACCCGGTCAAGGACGTCGTCAAGGAAGCCGTCAAAGATCCTGCGGCGGCACTTAAGGCCGATGTCCAGAGCAGCGACGCGGCGCCGATCGACGCGAGCCGGCCGCCTCCTGGCTGGTCTCCCGCGGCGAAAGCGGCCTATGCGGATTTGCCGGCAGACCATCCTATCCGTCTGGCAGTCGCCAAGCGGGAGGTGGAAGTCGACAAGGGGCTTGCGAAGCTCCAGGAATACAAGCCGATCGAGCGTTACGCCGAAATGGCGCGACAGTCCGGCACGACCCTTGATAAGGCGCTGGAAAGCTACATCGGAATTGAGAACACGTTGCGCCAAGATTTTCTTGGCGGCATCAGCCAGATTTGCCAGCGGCAGGGGATCAATCCCCTTCAGTTGGCTAACGCAATCGTCACTCGCTACGGCGGATCACCAGCAAACGGTGAAGCGAGTGAGGCCCAGGCCCATCAAAACGGCCAGCGCGTCGACCTCTCGCCAATCATGCAGGAATTGACTGCACTCAAGACCAGGATTGCCCAGCAAGATCAAATGGGCGTTAAAACGGAAATAGAGAAGTTCGCATCAGACCCGAACCATCTGTTTTTCGATAACGTCAAGTCCGAAATGGGACGTTTGCTAGACCTCGGTTTGGCGGACGGACTGCCCGACGCATACGAAAAAGCTTGCTGGTCAAATCCCGAAATTCGCGCGGTGCTCATCAAGCAGCAGTCGACGCAATCGGACGCGAGCGCAAAGGCGGCGGCGGCAACTCAGGCCCGCGCAGCTTCCAAATCCATCACGGGTTCACCCGTTCCCGGCGCTGTCGGCAGGGGGCCCGAACTGTCACTCGAGGATGAAATCCGCGCTCAATTTGAGGCGGCATCCGTCTAACCTTCAAAGGGATTGAAATATGCCAACCTCCCCGAATCTGGGTGAGATCATCACCACGACTCTGCGAAACCGCACCGGCAAGCCGGCAGACGCGGTCTCGAAGAACAACGCGCTGCTCAACCGCCTTCTGGAAAAGGGCAAGGTGGATACCGCCGATGGCGGCCGTACCATCGTGCAGGAAATTGAATACCAGGAGAACGGCACGTTTAAGCGTTATGCCGGCTACGACCTCCTGAACATCGCGCCCTCCGACGTTCTGACCGCTGCCGAGTTCGACTGGAAACAGGCTGTTGCCGCGATTTCCATCTCGGGCCTCGAGCAGATGCAGAACAGCGGCAAGGAAGTGATGATTAAGCTTCTGGCTGCGCGCATCAAGAACGCTCAGAAGACGCTCCGCAACAACATCGCTCTGGATTGCTACTCGGACGGCACGGCGGACGGCGGCAAGCAGATCGGCGGCCTTCAGGCGGCCGTATCGACTTCCCCGACCTCGGGCACTTACGGCGGCATTCCGCGCGCATCCTGGCCCTTCTGGCAGAACCAGAAGTTCTCGGGCGTGAACGACGGCGGCGGCGCGACCTCGTCGACCAATGTTCAGACCTACATGAACAAGCTTTGGTACAAGACCACCCGCGGCGCGGACCATCCCGACCTGATCGTGGCCGATAACAACTATTACGGCTTCTATCACTCGTCGCTCCAGACCATCCAGCGGATCACCTCCGACAAGATGGCTCAGGCCGGCTTTACCTCGCTGAAGTTCATGAATGCCGACGTCGTCCTGGACGGTGGCTATGGCGGCGGTGCTCCGACCAACTCGATGTATTTCCTCAATACCGAATACATCTACCTGCGTCCTCACGCTCAGCGCAATTTCGTTGAAATCGGCGGCGAGCGCGTCAACCCGAACCAAGATGCTTTGGTGAAGCTGATCGGCTGGATGGGCAACCTGACCACGTCGAACATGTTCCTCCAGGGCGTTCTGACCGCTTAAAGGAGCATCACCAATGACTGTCGCAACTTTCCAGACTGCCATCGACGGCGTCAATCCGTTCGTCGTGGAAGGCCCCGCCGTTCTCGGCTCGGGCGTTATCGTCCCTCAGTATCGCCTCGGTCACGTTGCCTATGGCGATGCGGAAACCGAATGGGTCTACTGCAAGTACACGTCGGTTTCGAACCAGGTTCTTTCGCCGGGCCTGCTGTTCACGGTCGATGACGATTACACCGCTACTCTGCTCACCACGTCCAACAGCCCGCGCGGCTCCAAGGTCATGGTGTGCGGCGTCGGCCTCGGCGTCAACGGCCAGTCCGTCACGACCGTGACCGGCTCTGACTATTACCTCTGGCTTGCTCGCGCCGGCCAGATGCCGGTCAAGTACACGACCGTTGCCACGCTCGGCAACCTGGCGGAAACGACCGCGACCGGCGGTGCGGCCAACTTCCCCAACTCGGCCACTGTCAGCTCGAAGCTGATTGTTGGTCTCTATATCACCAAGGCGGTCGGTGGCACGTTCACCGGTACGACCACGAACGGTTCTCCGATCGTGACCGGCGTTACCGGCCTGACCCCCGAAAGCGGCCCGTCGTGGATTGGTTCGACCCTTTCCGCGACCGGTATTGCGGCATCGCAGACCATCTCGTCCATCCAGTACAACGGGACGCAGATCACCGGCATCACCTTGTCGGCCAACGCGACCGCGTCGGGCACTGTCACGATTACCAACTCGTTGCTGGCTCAGGCCCGCATCCTGTGGCCGTACATCGACAAGACCAACTAAGACCGGCCCGGCTTACCGGGTAGCAAACAACCTGGGGCGGCTTTCGAGCCGTCCCTTTTTTCTTCTCCATCAACAGAGAGAATCTTATGGCCGATCAAGGGCACGGACTGCACGTCGAATTTTACATTGAGAGCGTCAAGCAGGAATTTAAGTCCGAGGAGGCCGGAAGGCCGATTCATGAAGACCGCGAGTTCGTTCGGATCCACATTCCTGGAGACCGCAACTATTCGGCTGAGCGTGAAGCCACGGGCAGCGACAAGCAGCGCTTCGCCCTGGAGTATGCCCGTTTCAAGAACGGGTTGAAGGATCAGGAACAGGCTATCGGGACGCCGCTGATCCAGTGGCCGGCCATGACCCGCAGCATGGCGAAAGACTTCTCGGCGGTGAACGTTCACACGGTCGAGCAGCTCGCAAACCTCTCGGATACGTCCATCCAAGCTTTCGGGCTCGGTGGCCGTGAGTGGGTGACGAAAGCCAAGGCGTTTCTGGAAGTCTCAAACAACAGCGCGGCGGCTCAGAAATACGCGGCCGAAAACGAGGAGTTGAAGCAGCGCATTGCTCTGCTCGAAGCTCAGTTTGCGGAGTTGTCGCAAAAAAAAACGAAAGACAAGGCCGCAGCCTGAGAAACCGACCGAACGCCGTCAACGAAATCACGGAAGCGCTATAAATGTCACTGCTAACCTGTGTCCAAGACGCAATGGTCCTGTGCGGGCTGAACCAGCCTTCCCAGGCCATTTCCAACGTGGACAACACGGTTTTGCAGTTCGTGGCGTTTGCTCAAAAGGAAGCGGACGAAACGTGGTCGGACTTTAACTGGCGGCAGTCGCGCATTGCGGCCCAGCTTAGCGGTGACGGTACGACCACGTTATTCATTCTTCCGGGTGATTTTGAGCGGATCCTGGCCGGTCCGTCGCTGTGGTCGCAACAATATCCCTCGATCCCGTTGCAATGGGTTTCGGACGTTGAGTTGCTGGCGCTTAAGGCCCTTCCGGTTATGCCTGTGCGGCCTGTCTGCCGTCTGATCGGTGGCACGCTCGAGATTTGGCCCGCGCTCGCGTCCGGCGAGGTTGTCAATTTCGAGTTCTATTCGACCAACCCGGTTTGCACAGCGGATGGATTGACCCGCAAGCCGCGATGGACGCTTGATAGTGACTTCGTCCTGTTCCCCGAAACGATCCTGACGCGCGGCATTATCTGGCGCTGGAAGCAATCTAAGGGGCTCGACTATGCGGAAGATTTCCGCAGTTGGGAGACTGAGCGGCAGAAAAAGGCGGCCCATGACGGCGGCGCTCGTGTGGTGCAGATGGCGCGGGCCTTCAACGTTACGCCTTCCTCCGTCTGGCCTGGCGTCGTTACGGTGATTCCGTGAGGCAGGCTCTGCGGGCGAAGTCGCGCGAATCCAGGGGCGCGGTTTCTCGCTCTGCCATGCTGCCGGCGCCAACCGGTGGCTGGTACGTGGGCGCCAATCTTGCGGATGCCCCCGCGGGCACGGCATACATTCTCGACAATGCGTTCCCGCAGCTCGATTACGTTCGTATGCGCGGCGGATCGCTGGCTTATGCCACGGGAATGGCGAGCGCACCTGTAACCACGCTGATCCCGTACAATTCGGCCTCTGCAAGCAAGTTCTTTGCCTGTTGCGCCGGCTCGATTTTCGACATTACGAACCAGGGGGCGGTTGGTGCTGCGGCTGTAACCGGTCTCAGCAACAGCGCAATAGTTGAGTACACTCAATTCACCAACTCCGGCGCCTCGTGGTTGATGGCTGTGAATGGCGTCGACGCAGCGCAGCTCTATAACGGATCGTCCTGGACGACGTCGCCAGCGATTACGGGTCTTTCTGGCGGCAATCTCGCCTTTGTGTGGCCGTTCAAGAATCGCATTTATGGCGTGCAGGCCAATTCGCTCAGCTATTGGTATCTCGCAGTCAATGCGATCGGCGGTGCGGCAACGCAAGTCGATATGTCGGGCATCTTCAAATTTGGCGGCTCGATCGTTGCCGGCACCTCCTGGGCGATCTCGTCCAACAGCGGCCTTTATGAGGTTCTGACGCTGATTACCTCGGAGGGCGAGGTTGCGATTTACGACGGCCTTACCCCAGCCGATACGGCTTGGTCGCTTAAGGGGCTTTACAAGATCTCCAAGCCGCTCGGGCGGCGATGTCTCCTGCGGGCTGGCGGCGATCTCGCCATTATGACGGAAGACGGCATTGTCCCGATGTCTGCCGTCATGTCGCTGGATCAGATCGCGCTTCAGAACAGCGCGATTACCAAACCCATTGCGCCGGCCTGGCGGCAAGCCGTTATCGACCGAACCGGAATCTCCGGGTGGCAGTTGGTGACGTGGCCGCTCGAAAGCATGGCGATTGTCAATCTTCCGAAGGCGACGGCCGGCGACAAAATCCAGTTTATTTCGAACGCCAGAACGGGCGCATGGGCGCGATACGTTGGATGGGATGCCAACTGTTTCGGGGTCTACAATAACAAGCTCTATTATGGCACCTCGGACGGCCGCGTTTTGCAAGGTGAAACTGGCGGGCAAGACGATGGCGCCAACTACACCATGACGGTTTTCCCGTCCTATTCATCCTTGCGCTCTCCAGGCATCCGCAAGTTTGTGAAGATGATCCGAGCTCGCATCCAGTCGGCATTCGGCATCACGCCGCAACTGACGGTCAAAACCGATTTCGACACGACAAAGCCGGCTCAGCCTACCGCCAGCGTTTCGACCCCGACTGGCGCGATTTGGGATAGTGCGTTGTGGGATGCCGGAGTCTGGCCCCCAACCATCTCCGATCAATCGCAGTGGGTGGCGGCCGAAGGATTCGGGACCGTTATTTCGCCGGTGTTCCAGCTCACGCTTTCGTCGTCGACGACGCCGGACGTGCGGCTGACCGCGACCGAAGTTCTGTATGAAAACTGCAATGCGATCGGTTGATTGCGTCCAGGACGATCAACGGGCCCGGTTGTTTGCCGAACGCGAATTGAAAGTCAGCATTGCCGATCCCATGATTGGCCTTGTGGTGGTCGAGAACGGCGTCATTGTTGGCGCAATTATCTTGAACGACTACACGCCGGAACGGAACATCGAAGTAACGGCGGTCGGCCATTGCTGGCCGGTCAAGGTGATCCGTTTCATCTTGCGTTATTGCTTCGCGCGGGTTCGCCGCGTCACTGCGCGGACCTCAGTCAACAACACGGCCGCAATTCGAGCGCTGGAAGCGATGGGCTTCAAGCGAGAGGGCATCATGCGCGAATTTTTTGACGACGGCGACGCTGTCGTTTTTGGGCTTCTCCGGTCAGAACAGAAAGTGGTTCGCCTGAAATGAACACGCCAAAAGCTCCCGATCCTGTCCAGACTGCCAACATGCAGCAGGAGTACAATGTGAATGCTGCAAAGACGCAGCAGGAGCTAAATCAGTATAATCAAAGCAATCCCTATGGGACGACGACCTATGTCCAGACGGGGACCAATGCTGACGGGACGCCGCAGTATACCGTCAACACGGCGTTTTCTGCTCCCCAGCAGAAGCTTTACGAGGGCTACACGGCTAACCAGCAGGGCGCCCAGGACGCGGCAGCCAAGCTGATGGCGAGCGGCCAAGGGGCGTTCTCCGGCAAAGGGCTGGATCTTTCCTATAACGGGACGGCCGCGAAGCTCGATGCGCTCAACAGGTCGCGGCTGGATCCGCAGTGGGCGCAGGCAACAGATCAGCAGGAATCCAAGCTGGCAGCTCAGGGCGTCACGCCGGGGACGCCGGCCTATGACAACGCAATGCGCGTTTTCAACCAGGGCAAAAACGACGCATACAATTCCGCGAACCTTGCGAACTACCAGACGGCAGCGAATACCGCGCTTGCGGAATACAATTCGCCCCTGACCAGCTATCAGGCGCTGATGAGCGGCACGGCGCCGACCAATCCGACCACGGGCAACGTCTCGACGCCGACGACCAACGTTGCCAGCACGAACTATGCAGGCCTGGCGCAGCAGAATTACCAAAACCAGGTTGCGCAGAATAACGCGATGATGGGCGGGATTTTCGGAACGCTCGGCACCATCGGCGGCGCGGCCCTCGGCGGTCCTATGGGCGCGTCTCTCGGTGGCTCTCTCGGCGGCCTGTTCGGTGGCGGCGGGGGTGGGGGCCTGGCCGGTGGCTCTGCATTCAACAATTCCAATATGAGCAGCCCGTTTTACGGCCCGCTGAACTGAGGCGCATAGATGGCACTCGCTGACTACACGATTGACACCTCCGGTTCTCCTCAGGAAGTCCAGCGCCGGCAAGCATATGCTGACGCGCTTCTGAAGCAGGCGGGAGACTCGTCTCCGATCGCCAGCCCTTGGCAGGGCGTCAACCGGCTTGCTCAGGGGTTGATCGGCGGCCTTGAGCGAAGCGGCGCCCGGCAGATGGAGCAGGACGGCCGCTCGAGCTACCAAAAACAGCTTGCGGAAGCTCTCGGGGGCGGCGGCAACATTTCGCCGCAAGCCATGATCGCGCTATCCGGCAATCAGTGGGCGAATCCAACCCAGCTTCAGACCATTTCCAAGGTGGCGGATAACCAGCGACAGGCTGCGCGTGACGCGGTCTCCGATCGGCATTGGGAAGCCTCTTTCGGCCTTCAGAAGCGGGCGGCGGAACGAGCGGACCGTTCGACAAGCGATATTGCGGCCGATCGCGCGGCGGCGGCTCTGGCTTACGGCTTGCAACCCGGCACCCCGGCTTATCAGGCGTTCACCTTGACGGGCGCCCTACCTGACCCGAACAAGAGTCTTCCGAATAGCGTTGCGGAATATCAATTCTATACCGGCACGTTCAAGCCGACGCCTGAGCAGCCGGCGCCGATGGACTATGCGACCTTCTCGACCTCGAAGGCGCGGGCCAGCGCGACGAACATCAGTAACAACGTCGACATGAACAGCGGCCAGACCTACGACAAGCAACTGGCGGAAGGTCTCGGCAAGGCTCATGCCTCGCTGGCGAACGGTGTCGAGGATGCCCAGGCAAGGGCGCGTGACGTGGCTGCGATGCAGGGCGCCATTGACGCAATCCAGAAAAACGGCGGCTCTACGGGCGGCCTGGCGGCGAATGAGCGGCTTGAATTGCAGAAGTCGATCAATGCCGGCTTGTCTGCGATCGGCATTGACAAGCCGTTTGATGAAAAGGACCTCTCCGACAAGGAGTTCCTGACCAAGTTCAATCGCCAGATGGCCGGCGCCCAAGCAAAGGGTGCGGTTGGATCTCGCGTGACAAACTTCGAAATGGCTAACTTCCTGAAGGCAAATCCGGGTCTCGAAATGACGCTGACGGGCAACCAGCGCCTGCTCGGCATCCAGGCCCAGATCGAGCAGCGCAACGTTGCGGTGGGCAACGCGGTTCGTGAGGCAACGGCTCGTGCGATCTCGCAGGGCAAGAAGATTGATCCCGTTACGGTCCAGAAGATTTTGACCGAATACGACGATGCCCACCCGATCAAGGATCCCGTGACCGGGCAAGATTTGACGCAAAGCTATGTGCTCCCGGACTTCCAGAACAGTGGGACCAACTCCGGGCTTGCAGGTCAGCACGAAAAGAACATCGCGCCAATCCGCGTCTATGACCCCGCGACAGGGAAACTCAAGTAATGGCCGATCCGATCCAGATTCAGGCGCCTGACGGCTCGCTGGTCCAATTTCCGGCCGGCACGCCTGATAAGGTGATTGTGTCTGTTATGCAGCAGAATTACCCGGCCGGGAAACCTTCTGTTGCTGCGACCAAGGAAGCTCCGGCGGCGCCGGCAGCTCTTGCGATGTCGATCGATGCGAACGGGCAGCCAACTGGCGTTGATCTGTCGCAGCCGGACGCCGCGCCGAATCTTTCGGCGGGTGAGAAGACAAAGCGCGCGTTTGGCGTCCTTGACGATACCGTGCGCTCGGTTGCCAACGGCATCCCGTTTGCCGATCGCTTCGCGGCCGGTATGGGCGCATTGACCGGCATCGGTGGCGAGTTCGGAGATTATTCCGGCAACCTGGCTAAGCAGCGCGGGGAAGATAAGCGGCTCCAGGAGGCGGCGCCGATCGCGAATGCAGCCGGCAACCTGGTGGGCAGCGCTCTGTTGCCTGTTGGCGTTGTCGGGGCTGCGGCGAAACCGGTCTCGCTCTACGCCAAGTCGTTGGCCGGTCTGTTGACCGGTGGTGCGATCGGCGGCGTCCAGGGCGTCTCGGAATCTCCCGATCTGACGGATTTGGGGGACACGGCAAAGCACGCCGCGAAGGGCGCGGGCGTTGGGGGCGCGCTCGGTGTCTCCATCCCTCTTGCGGCTCGCGGCATTGGCGCCGGGTATGGCGCTGTTGCGGACTATCTCCGCGGCAATGCCGACAACATGTCCCGCGGTGCTTCCAAGATCCTGGCGGACGCGCTCCTGGCCGATGGGCCGCAGGCTGTGCGCTCAAATGTCGGGCGCCTCGGTAATGATGCCATGTTGGCAGATGCAGGCCCGGCTATGCTCGGCAAGGCTCAGGGCGTCACGCTCAACAGCGACGAGGCGCGCTCAATTATGAGCAACGCTCTCACGGGGCGGAATGATGCGACTAACTCCCGGATCATGAGCGACGTTAACCGCGCCCTTGGGCCGGCTGAAGATCCCTTGACGGTTACAAACTCTATTCGCGGCTATCGGTCCGAAGTCGACGCCAAGGCTTACCCGAAGGCCCTCGACGAGGCCCCGTCGGTCGAAATCTCCCCGCTCATGTCCGATTTGACTAGGCGGCTTGAACAGGCCCCGACCGGAAGCATGGAGCATCGTGCGCTCAGCAATCTAAAGAAGATGCTGACCAAAGAGGAGGAGGCGTCAGCGGCTGCGGCGTCTGCAAAGACCTCGACGGCTTCGCCCGCTCCGGCTGTTCCTGTCACGGAAGATCCGACAACGGCGGCGCTGCGGTCTCAGTATGGGGACGCTGTTGCGGATGCCTACGCAAAGCAGCAAGCGAAGACGACGACGCAAGAGCAGCCTCTTAGCCTCCTGCAATTCATCGCGTCCAAGGGCGGACTGCGGCCTGATCCGGAGTTGGAAGCTGTCGGCCTGGCGTTCGGGCATCGCGCCCAGGTGCCCGGTAAGCCCGGTTTCTTCAACGTGGTCGGCAAGGACGGTCAGCGCGTCGACCGGATGCGAGAGGCCGCGGAGGAGGCCGGATATTTCCGGGGATCAAAAAACGGCACCTCGACGCCGGCCGAATTTCTCGACGCGATCGAGGCCGAGTTGCGCGGCCAAAAGCGCTATCCGGAGGGCTTCGAAAACTTCAAGACCAAGCGCGAAAACTCCGCGCGTAGCGAGCGGGAGCAGCACGATTACGACCGGCAAACAATGGGCCTTGAGGATGATCTGAAGGCGGCCGGCTACGACAAGATTGATTCCGACGTCAAGGACCGCGCTATTAATCTGATGCGCGAAAAGGGCTTGTCTCCGGACGAGGCGGTCGACCGCGTGGTGACGCAGCTTGAGCACGAAAGCTCCTTCCCCGGCAATAAGCCGCTTGGGTCGGCGCCGGCACCTGTTGCGGCGGCGGACGGCAAGGTCATTCCTCACGACTCGGCAAGCCTCCTGCACAAGATCAAGGGCGAGCTCGACAACGTCATTGAATACGACGCTCCCGGCCTGGGTGTACCGGCCGGCGCGCTCCAGCGGCAGCAGGGCGCTCTAAAGCTGATGCGCGGCGCGATCAATGATGCGCTGGAAAAGCAGGTTCCTGGCTATCGTGAGGCTAACCGGCAATCTGCGGCGCTGGCGAAGCGAGCGGATGCAGTCGAGGCCGGAACGCAATATCTCGGGTCCGGCAAAACGACCCCGTCCCCTGAACGTTTCGCGATGGAGTTTGACCCTCTATCGCAAGGCGAAAAGATCGCGTTTGCCAAGGGAAGCCGCGGCAACATCGAACGCCTCTTGGGAACAAAGGCAAACGATCTCCAGGCGCTGCGCAGCGAATTGCAGGGCGAGGGCGGTTGGAATACGGCCAAGCTTGCGACCGTTCACGGGCAGGACGCCGCTAACGATCTCATCGCCTCGGTTGAGCGCAATCTGAAGTTCCGGGACACCCATAACAAGGTTGTCGAGAACTCGCAGACTGCGCAACGCACGGCGGCGGCAAAGGCTCTTAAGCCGGACCCGTCGACGGAAACGCCGCTCCTCAATCCGAATATGAGCCTTACCGGCTTGCTGGCGACGGGTGCGAAGAAAACGGCAGGATGGATCGCCAACGGAATGCGGTCCGATCAAACCCGGCATTACGGCGAGGCTGCGCGGGTGCTTTCGGCGCAAGGTGCAGAACGTGACGCCTATTTGCAGGCTTTGATTGATGCGCTCGGCCGGCGCGGGGAGAATGCGGCGGCTGCTCCAGCTATTGGAAACCGTGCGGCGCTCGCGGCGTCTCTGCTCGCGAACGATTATCTGCGTTATCGACTAAACGAGCGATAACGAGGCCGACCGCACAAATTGCAGCGCATATCGTCAACCCGGCCCAAAAGCCGAGTCCGTCAAAGGACCATTTCAACAGCCACTTTAGGCCGGCGATGACGCCGACCAACAAGGCCGTGCAGATCAGGATTCGGGCCATAGTTCCGCGTGGTGAGGAGGCGAATATCTGCCGAAATTACCATGGGAACGGCCCGACTCCTAACCGGCTCAACCCCGGAAACTGACCTAATCCATTGGAATTTTCCGCCAACGGCTCCCTTTTGGGGGCCTTTTTCGTGAGGGGCAATGCCTAGACAAGCAAACGGCTCATACCAGCAGCCGGCCAATACCAGCGCCGTCAGCGGGACCAGCATTTCGAGCTCGGCTTATAACACCCTGATTACCGACATCGGGAGCGAGCTGACGAACTCGCTCGACCGCAACGGCCGCTCTGCCATGGCTGCCGCGTTGCCCATGGGCGGCAACAAGATTACGGGCATCGCGGATCCAACGGTTGCGACGGATGCGGCTTCCAAAAACTACGTTGACACGACTACGGGAGCGTTCTTTTCGACGGGCGACGTTAAGCTGAGCTACAAGACGACGGCCGACACCGGCTGGCTGATGATGAATGACGGGACGATCGGCAATGCCGGTTCTGGCGCGACCGCGGCCGGGGCGACCTATCAGGCGCTGTATACCCTGCTATGGACCAACATTTCCCAGCCGTCCTCGAATGCCTGGTGTGCCGTCACTGGCGGCCTTGGCGTTTCGGCTGCGGCTGATTGGGCCGGTCTGAAAGCTTTGGCGCTTCCAAAGGCCCTCGGTCGGGCCCTGGCGATCAGTGGTGCCGGATCTGGTCTGACCGTGCGCTTGCTGGGCGCGAATGTTGGTGCTGAGAGCGTTTCGCTCGGCACGGGCAATCTTCCGACGTTCACGCCCTCAGGCACGATCAGCAACGGCTCTATTTCAATTTCGCACAACGCCATTGCCGGCAGCTCCACGACGGGCGGCGGCGGGTTCGCTTGCGGCGGGAACTCCGGTGCAAGCATCTCCGCATCACAGGGAACGACAACCTTTAGCGGATCGTCAATCGGTTCGGGTACGGCCTTTAGCATTATGCAGCCCTCCACCTTCCTCAACGTGATGATCAAATACTAATGACCAATATCATCACCTCCCTGCCGCCCACGGTGCAGTTGCCGCCTGGGAGCAGCGGCACGGGCCCAGATACGCTTGGTCCGATCACCTATCAATTTGCCCTGCTGAATTTTTCGCAGACATGGGGCGCCGTTCAAACCTTCCCGGCCGGGACCATTTCGATTGTCGCGAGCGACATTAGCGGGAATTTCTCTATCGGAAATTTTGCCAGCGGCATCGGCGCCAGTTCTTCAACATTCTGGCGCGGTGATGGCTCCTGGGCCGCGGTGAGCGCAAGCGGCATCAGCGGGAACTTTTCAATTAGTAACTTCGCATCTGGGACAGGTGCAAGCTCGTCGACGTTCTGGCGGGGCGATGGGACATGGGCCCCGGCAGGGGGCGCTCCGGGCGGATCAAATACGCAGATTCAATATAACAACAGCGGCGCCCTAGGTGGCATCAGCGGGGCAACAACGGACGGCACGTCGCTGTTTGTCACCACGCAGTCAGTTGGCGACAGCAGCACGAAGGCTGCAAGCACCGCGTTTGTAATCGGACAGGCCGCAGCGGTAAACCCGCTTGGGACGCTAGCGACCGCCGCCGTTGGCACGTCAACTCGGTTCGCTCGCGCGGATCACATTCACCCAGGGCGAGAACTCCTCGCGGCAGACCGAACATACTATGTGCGGACTGACGGAAGCGATTCAAACAACGGCCTCACCAACTCTGCCGGCGGCGCCTTTCTGACGCTCCAGAAGGCTTATAACGTCATTGCTCAGACGCTAGATCTCGGAGGACACAATGTAACGATTAGTGCTGTGTCAGGGACGTTTGCAGAGCTGAGCATATCTAGCGCTTGGAGTGGCGGCGGAAACGTCATACTCGAATTGAATAGCGCTTCGACGATCAGCGCTTCTGCGGGCGCAACTTGTGTTTCGTGCACAGTACCCTTGCCCGGAAATTTCACAATCCAGAACGGTACGTTGACAACTAGTGCCAACACGGGCGCCCTCATTTCTCATAACGGGACCGGCACTATCAACGTTGGTCCTATAACCTTGAACGGTGGAACAAACACCGGCTACGACATGGTGTCGTGCTACGCGAACGCCTACATCCATTTTGTCGGTAACATTACAATGGGTGCATGCTCTGGCTGGCGCGAGATTTTCTACGCGCATATCGGGGGCATCATCGATCTTTATGGATCCTTCGGTCAGACGATGACAATGACCGGCAATATGTCTTGGACCGATGCGTTTTTCTACGCTGACCCTGGTTCGTCGATGCTCATTGTGGCAGGTGCCCGCACCATCAATTTGGGTGGCTTCACGATGACCGGCAAAAAGTACATCACATCTGCTGGCGCGGTAATCAACACCAACGGCGGCGGCACATCATATTTGCCGGGAAGTATTGCTGGCACTGGGGCCGGCGTGTACGTATAAAGGAGCCAATATGTCTGCTCTCTATGACTTGACTAGATGGTACTGGTTTGTCGGCGCAGACCAAAGCAAGGCCTACTCCAGCGAGATCGGGGACTACGTCCCCGTAACTGATAGCAGGTATCAATCTTGGGCCGCACAGAACAATTTTCCCGCCGCGATCGACACTGAAACAAGTCTTGGACAGGTTCTGGCCAAAGGCTATCCCGACGTGCCGCGCCCGCTTCCGACAACGATCCTTGATGGATATCAGCAGAATCAATCCGACGAAGTTTTCCAACATAAGCTTGTGAAACTGCTGTTCACGATGCTCAATCGCATTCAGGTGCTAGAGGGCAAGCAGGCTTTGACGGTGGCGCAAGCCAAGGCATATGTGAAAGGGCTTATGTGATGCGCGCCCTTCTTCGCAAGATCATCATTTGGGCCTTGAACATTCCAGACCAGCCAAGCCAAGCGGCCGACCTTGACAAGCTGGCTGCCGAACTCAAGAAATAGGGAGTCCCGGTTTTTATCCCGGCTGGCGCCCCTCCAGCGGCGGGCTCGGGCTCAAGTTCAACATTCACTTGGGTTGATTGCGGCGCCTGAACGGCAGCACCGTGCCGGCTCGCTGTGATTTTGGGCGTGGAGGTGGATCGGGATCAGGCGTTTCTGGATCGATCCCATAGAGATCCTCAACGGTAACGTTTATCTTTCTCCAGCGTTTTCCGCCTTTGTTATAAACGAGCATAGCCCAGTTTTCTGTAAAACGAGCGTCCTTCCATGGGATGCCTTCACTATTGTCGTCATCGTCACCTTTGGGTTTGGGCACTGGGATCGCAATAGCAGGCTCCTCCCAAATGACGCCCCCGGGTCCAATCGTCGTATACTCACAATAGTTCGGCTCTAAGACCTCATCGAGCATGTAGGCCAACTCGTGGACGTCGGCAGCATAGAATACACCGACCAAATCACGCTCTTCGATGGTGCGAACTAGGTAGGCGGGCATGGCAGCTCCAGCAGAAAAGGCAGTTTCAAGAAAAGACGCAAATCATTCCGCTTGCTATCAAAGCGATGTCGGAAATTTCCGAAAATTGAGGCAGTCTAGCTCCTGTAGCGCAAAATGGGAGGGAAGATGAAGGCTCAGGTTGTTTTTCTTGCGGTACTATCGGCGCAAGCTTGGTTTGTGTGTACCCCAGCGCGCGCTGACACGCTTCGTTGGGTTTGCAAGTATGATGTAATGGCATCGCCAGCAGGGGTGCAGCGAGAAAGTTTTAGGCTCGAGTTTGCCTTAGATAGCTTGACGAAAAAGGCCGTCCTCATCGGCAATGCTGGAATGTCCGACGTAGCCGTGTTCAATGGTGATCAGGCCATTACGTTTGCAGAGACGTTGGGGACAGGCGTAATTCAGACGACTTCGATTAGTCACACGGACGGAAAGTCGGTGCACAGCCGACATTCGATCTTGGGAGGCAGCTTCGTTCCTTCGCAATACTACGGCGCATGCAAGTAGGCACGGGAGCGAAGGTTAGTTGCGACCGCTGTGGATGCCGTTACGAGCCGCGGCATATTCCGGCGCTCTAATCCGCAATTGGATCGGCCACTGCTTAGAGACAACTGACAGGTTTGGAACAAATGTTCACTTTGGGACTTAGGAACTTACCTCTGGCAGGGTGAGTACGTTGAATTATTTCAGTAGCGATAAATTCTCAGGGCCTAAGACGCGGGAAGATCGGCGCTGTAAGTGCGGCGCTCAACCCAAGCTCGTCCATAATATGATGGACTCCTTGCGCGGGCTCACCGTCCGTGTGTTCGAATGCCAGTGCGGCGAACGCACCTGGACCGAGGACAAGGACTAACTCGCCCAATGAGGCTGCTGACCGAGTATTTGGATCGAGCCGTGGCTCTGGAAGGTTTGGCAGCCGGCGAGCCGGATTCGGCATTCAAAAGCCAGCTACTCGACCAGGCTGCTGCTTACAGGAAACTAGCGGCAAAGCGGGCTAAGGATTTCGGTATGCCGCCTCCAAGCCCACCAGAGCAGCCGAAGGGCTACCAGTAGAAGGGCGGCGGTGATCTAGGAACCACAGGCACGCGTCAGAGTTGCTCATGTGCTCCGGCTCCAAGCCCCCTACGTGTCGGAGCGTTCCAACGGCCCCAGTAGCCGCCAAAAGCTGGGGCCGTTCGTTTGCGCCGTGCGATCTAGACGAGCGCAGCCAAAATTGGAGATCCAGGCTCGAAGTCCATGTCCGGGCAGCGTTTCCTTTTCAAACGCAGCAGTAAAAATCCCAGTGGTAAACAGAGCAACCATGCCTGACGAAGGCCCCGGTTCACGCTGGCGACTGTCCCACGAGTCTCAAAAGAGAACGCTGCCGGGCTCGAAATATAGGTCCCGGCAACGCTTCATTCTCGAACTGAGCGCTGAAATCCCAGTCAGCTTAGCTGTAGCAATGGTCATGCCGCAGTTTCTTTGACGAGACGCAAAACGGCCTCAAGCAGTTCCGGGGCTGGCTCGGATGCTGAGGCCGTTCGGCGCAGCCTAAAAAATAGGCGCGCGTTGCCAGACATTCCCGATTGCGGCTAGATTCGCAACGAATAGTTGGACTAGCTGTACATTATCGTGGGTGCGAGGCTGGCGGGGCCCGTTGTTCTCCTGCCAAGAACAACCTTTGCATATAATCGGTCCTGTTTTGTTCACTTGGCGTGTATTTACTACCTTAAGTTTCGACCCTGCCTCAGTTTCGTCAGTTTGCTCTCGGCGCGGACTTCAAGCACCGATTCCGCGGTGAGCGGCCTGGATGTGAGACGGGATATCGGCATTGGTGATAGCCTCACCGCAAAAGCAGCGCGCCCGGCCGTCCTGTTTTTGCGTTGGCAACAGGCAGCCTCTCTCCCACATCCGATACTTCCAGGCGTGGAAGTCGCGATCTCGCCGCCAGATTTGAAACTGGTCCTCGGACAGGGTCGGCGCGAGCCGCGACCATGCACTCTCGAACTGCTTGCGGGCTTGCTCGAAGGATACCGCGCTGCCGGTCAACCGGGCGGTCGTGCCTGGATAAAAGCCCAGAATCCAGCCCCATTGATCGGCGTGGGTGGGCACGCCGGATCGCTTGCCGATCTGCCCGATCCGGACGTCTCCGAAATAGACGTGCCAGCCATTATGATTGTCGGATCTGCGGGTGAGGGTGGTCAT